CACCGCTGGCGCAGCCGGAGATGCAGCAGACGGGGATGACCCCACGCGTCTGATGACTCAGCGCGGGTGAGGCCTTGTGTGTTCCGATCAATTACGGAGACGGTGCTGAGGAATCTAGCGATTCCGCATCCATCTCCGACCTGAATTTACAAGGTCAGGGTATCCCCAGGAAAGTCCTTTCCGGGGGTATCCCAACTCTGTTAACGTTTTCATCGGGAGGTCAACCATGGTAGCATGGTGGGCAACCCGAATCATATTTTCTTTCTTCACATCAGACCTCCATGGTATTCCTCCCGCGCGGAAGGATCCCATGTCAGTCTGGTGCATAGATTCTATGCGGAAGTCGATCGAGCCCTTGTCCTCTATCAAGCGGACGGGTGCTCCCATAACTTCTGTCATTTCTTCTTCGAGCCAAACGGTCTCCTCTCTTCCATCGTTCAAGATGGCAGAGAGGAAATCGATCGTTGAAATTCTTCCAACTGGCGCCAACGACTTGTTGGCAGCCAGCCGGACGAGTTTTTCGTCATCGGTAACTATGAAGAAGACGTCCGCACCACCGTTCAGGACTTCCTGAACGATGATCGGATCGTCTTCCAGAATTTCAGTCGGAGGGTTGTGGTAATCATCGCCAACGATAATACCATACCCCTCAGACATAAACCATTCGTATAACTCCTCTCCGGCCTCCTCATATCTAGTGAGGGGCCGGAGGGGTTTACCAAAACGGCGTTTGATGGCCTCGGGAAGGTCCACGTAAAGTGGGTTTCCTTCCTCGAGTACACCTACCGCCTCGAAACTGTACAGGTTCTCAGGTCTCTTCGCACCCAACAGGTGAGGAGATTCCCGGAACCGTGATCTAAACGTTGTGATAATAGCCTTCTCCTCTTCAGAGGAGAAGTCTGTTCCAACCATTCTTGATTTAACCACCTCAAACAGGTCACGCTTCGTGTCCTGGTTGAGTTGCTCAATACGTTCTTGGAAAAGGTAATACTTGGTCAACTTACTCTCTGTGAGTAAGTAACCGAGCGTTACCAGTTTTTGTAAGACGTTTCCTGGGAAGAGATGATGTTGATCAGCTCTCACCAGGACGTGTCCCTTGATAGGATCATCCTCCGGGATCTCGTAGAGTTCCAACAACATCTCCTTCGAGAAGTGGTTGGACTCCTTTAGAGCACCTCTGTAACCAGATATGCCGAGCGTCCCAGTATTTAGTTCATTCATCATGGTGAGGTAGTACTCCCTGTGCCAGGGAGCACACCTCTTCATGATGTTTATCCAAGATTCGACAGACCAGTCTGGAGGAGGTTTCCCCACTCCGGCTAGCTGTCTTGGAAGAAATAAGGGTTCCGGGCGTGAGATTGTTGACAAGCTCACGTCCTGGAAGGCAGAGGCGATTGCAAAAATCGTCCTGCTCGGCCCATTCATTTTGTCGGCGTACTCCTGGTCGTGTCCTAAGAGGGTTACTTTCCCCCTAGGATCCGACGAGAAGTTCGGCCTATCACGTTCTGTTGCTATTAACACCCTTACCTTTGGAACATCAAGGTATGGTATTAACAGCTGTTGTTTTGATTTCATACCTGTGCGGCACGTGTTAGCACGTGACACAGGGATATGGAACCATTCTTCGCAGTAGGTTCCCCAATCTTCAGTCAGAGCACTGTCGAGCGGGGACTCCTCGTAACCAAGCATGGACGAGCAGGCGGCAAAGTGTACGGCGTACTCTTTGTTGTCTGTTATTCCAAATACGTCATCACCATTCCCTTCCTCGTACGCTTTCGCGGACGAGGCGATCCTCGCATAGAGGTCGCACACTGGATGTGCAAGGGAAAGGTTCGTTTTAGTCAGTGGATCGCCCATCGGGACCCCGTTAACCAGGGTCCCGACGAACTTTCCAGAGATGTACAACTGTTTCGGGCCTAACCAGTACTCCCTCACGGATGAGAGGAGTTCCGGGTCAAAACCCATCTTATGTAAGAGCTGTCCCGTCAGCGCCCACGCCATCTTCGGCGTGGGCTTGTCGGTCGCCCTCTCCCAGTCAGTGGAGTACGCATAGACTGGATCTCCGTCGAAGATCCAGCCCATGTTGTTGTCCACGTTATCCCTAAATGAGTGCCTTATCTTCTCTATGAACCGCCAACCAAGGCGTCCCGCCTTGAGTCCGGATCTTAGATGGGGTAAGGTCTTAATCACGTTCAGACTGATGTGGCTAAACGGTTGTAAAGCCGCATCCTTCCAGAAACTACCAGACGTCACTATCCTCGCCTTTCCGTTTTCACGGACGGCGGCGACATTGACTTTCATTACATCCGGGTCGCCCGAGTTGATCTTCTCGATCGCCTCGCGCCACACGAAGTTTCCAATTGTACCTGGAATCCCATCCCGCAAGGGGGGGACTACAATCTCCGCGTCGCGGAGAATTGTTTTCAAGTACCCAAATTTTCCTTCAGACTTCCGTGACGACTCGCGGCATGCAGCGGTCGACATCGAAGTCTTAAATTCATGATTAGGTCCATAGTTCAACTCTCCAGCCAGCTGGCTGGTGACTTGGTCCATGCACCATACTAGTAGATCGTCGGGATCAAACTCCCTTGGAACTGTAACAGTCTCAAGGAAGGATTGAATCGACTCTTCAATCTGGCGTAATCCCGCTAGACCAGTTGCCCTGGTCTGGCAGAATACCGCTGTCCTAAACATTTTCTCCTTGGACGACCTGTGATGCATCTTGTTAAAGATTCTCACGGGTAGTGCAAAGTAAGACATATTACGCAGGAAGTACTCTTCAAGGTTGATCTCAACCTTGTTGAGCATTGCATGCTTAACAGTTTTCCGTAGGATCTTCAACTTCTTTTGGAAGTTGGAGTACCCGTGGAGGCAATTCATAATTATAGAGTTTGTTATCCGATCACTAAGGCGGTAGCCTTCGTGAAGGAACAACTCGGGAAAAGAGAATATCAAGGACGTCAAGACACCGTCACAGGTGTCTAGGATGTCCTTGATGAATCGTCGACCCCTACCACTCTCGCTCAGTTTCCGGATCCGGGAGCGGCCCGAGAGTGGTAGTCGTCTATACCAGTATGTGAGTTCTCGCAAAACACCTCTATAGGTGATTGGCGAACACTTCCAAATGTTTACGCGTCTCCCCCTAGAGTCCTTCAGCGAAGGACTCCATAGAGAGACATAGTTATAGTCCCATGATATCTCCTCTTGCAAGGAGGTACCATTGCGGACTGCGTCTATGAGGATACGCACAATCAGATTGAACTGATCTGATTGTGCCTCCCCCATATAGTTTTCATCATTTTTGTCTATCGGCTCCCTCGTGTTCGAGGTTAGAGGCAGACATTTGTGTGTGAAAACGACCATAACAAGTATGATCGGTTT